TTGCGTCGTATCTTACGTAGTTGGATGTTGAGATAATTCAGCACCGCTTCAATTTCCTGTAGTTGATTAAAGCGGTGCTCGGTCAGTCCTGGCAGATTGGCCAGGCTTTTTTCAATGTTGCCGTAGACTGAAACTTCCCGTTTGGCTGAATCCAATTCCTGTTCATAGTATTGAATGAAATCAGGAATGGCCGCCAGGTTGGCCACAACACGGCTGTACCACATCAGTAGTTTTCGTCCTCGTCATCACCGTCGTCGATGAATTCCTCGTCCCCCATGTACTCGTTCACAGCCCGTTCCAACCAACTGTCAACACCGGCCAGGGCACGTAAATCATGCTCGGTAACATCATGATCAGCAATGACACTGATTACGTGGTCAGCCGCAGCTTGTCGATCCTTGCCAGCAATGTATTCCTTACAGGTCAACCACATTTCGCTAATAACATCAACTTCTAAACTCATGTTTCTGTATCTCCTGATTCTTCCACCTGGGAATTACTCTTACTTAGTGAATTGGGATTCAAGCTAATTTCTTTCATCACTATGTCCAGACAACCACCTTCATTGGATTCCCATTCTTTGCGGAACTGCTTGATTTCCGTGCCATCTGATGTCCGATACATCAGTCGATTGCCTTCCTTGACCAACAGGGACTTGGCTTCCAGCATGTCAGTCAATCCACTGTAGGGGTTCATGCCAGTTTCATAAGGAATCTTGACTTGAACTGATTCAAAAGGTTTGGCATACCGAGTTTTCATAATCTTGCAACTGGCGCGAATACCATTTACTTCGGAAGTCTTGTTGCCATCTTCATCTTCTTTGAGTTTGAGCTTGCGCATGGCCACCACAATACTTGAAGCATAGATGAACCCCTGACCACCTGAAATTTTGTCGTCGGGATCGAACATGTCCTGGCTGGCATAGGTGTGGTTGGTCGCCACCAGACCAATGTTCAAACTGCCAAACATGTTGACGCAGTTTCTGACCAGGGCAGTCAGAGCCTTGGGCTTGCGACCCATGTCACCCTTGAGATCACCAGATTCAAATTGATTGACATCTGTGGGGGTCAACATCATGCCCAAACTGTCCAGAATAAACAGGACCTTGGGGCGCTCTTCCAGTGGCAGCAGTCGATACTCTTTGACAAAGTCATTGATGATCTTGGCCACGTCATCAATCATGGCCACGTTGAGTTTCAACAGTCGATTTTCACTGGTGTCAACACCCAGGGCACGTAGCCAGTCTTCATCCAGAGCATTCTCTGTGTCAATCAGAATACAATAGATGTCCTGTTGCTGCGCATTGCGGATCAGGTTACCCGAACAGATATAACTCTTGCCTGCACCTGATTCGCCAGCAAACACAGTGACCTTGCCCAGTGGGACACCCTTATGAAAGTCACCGCTGAGCAGATAATTCAATGTGTAGTTGCCTGTGCTGATCCAGTCAGTGGGATCGTTAAACCCAATGCCCAGGCCGTCGATACTTTTGGTAATACTTTTACGAAATTTTGAAATGTCAAAAGGCTTTGCCATTATGGTCCTTATCAAAAAGAATGTGCAGGGGATGACCAGCACCCCCTGCCAGTATACAACTTATTACGCAGTCTTTTGACGATTGCGGATCATTGCCAGAATGTCCTCTGCACGTTGACCACCACCGCTGGGAGTGGTCACTGGCGATGTGGCTGTTGCGGCAGTCTTGACGGGTTCAGCGATGTCTTCATCTGCCACCTCTGCTGGCCCTGAAACGGCGGCTGCTGCAGGTGCGGATGCTGCATTACTGGCCACAGTTACACCACGGGGCTTGTAGTAGGCACCCCAACGATCGGCATCATAGGCCTGACCATCCACGCTGGCCTCAAACATTTCCTTGATGACCTTGAGCTCGACATCTGACGGCTTCTTGGGCAGGAAGTCAGCCAGATTATACAGGCCATACTGCTCAACGGCCGCTGCTTCATCAGCAGTCAGTGCTGACTCCTTGCGAGCCCACTTGCTGGTGTTGTAGTCTGCATAGCCACCCTTGCTGGTCTTGGTGATAACGAAATCCAGACCGCCCTGATAATCAATGGGCAGATTTTCCAGTTCGGGATCCAGCAATGCTGCCTTGACCAGATTAAAAATCTGAGGGCTGATGATGAAGCGACGAATTGGGTTGGTGGGTGTTTCGTCTTCCTTCATGGGATTTTCACGCACAAAGCCCTGGAACAGATATGACTTCTTCTTCCAGTACTTGCGGCCCATGTCTTCCAGGCTGGGGTCCTTGAACCAGGTGCGGACTTCTGCCAGAATTGGGCAGGCCTCACCCCACATTTCCACACAGGGCACCTGCACAGTCACTGGCTTGCTGTCGGGTTGCCCCTTGACTCCAGCAAATGGTAGATTGATCATTGCTCGTTCAACCCAGAAGAATGTGTTCTTGGGGTCTGCGTCGGGCAGGAAGCGGACTCGAGCGTTGGTGCCTTCGGCAATGTTCCAGTGTGCGTAAATGGCGTTGTCGCCGCCTGATGAACTGTTGCCGGTACTACGGGTTTCTTGCGCTTGTAGTTTTGCGCGAATTTCTGCTAGTGATGTGGCCATGATGTTTTCTCCTTGATAAATGTGCCATAAAGTATGTGCCTAAACGTATTCTGCACTCTGACATAATACGCTATGTTTATTTATGTAGTCAAACAAAAAGGCACCAAAAAGTGCCTTTTTGACAAAACTGCTGTTGGGATTACTTCAAGCCTGCCAGTCGTCTCAGTTCTGCAACATCGGCGTCTAAGTCGTTGGCTTCTGCGCTTTCCTTTAACGGTGCTGTAGCAGCCACAGGCGACTTGATCTTGTCCATCATTCTACGCATCATACCAGGGCGGTCCTGGGACAAGTCTGTGAAGTGTGCTATTTCCCGATCGCCGTTGTCCAAGTCAACCATCAGGCTATTTCTGTGTCCCGCTGAAACATCAGACACCGTGCCCATCTCACCCACGCTCTTGACATACACTCGCTTGCCTATCAGGGATTCCAAACTTTCCAGGCCCTCTGTCACGCCTTGCTTAAAATCTTCCGCAGTCCAACTTTCGTAATAGTCGCCCGACATATCAGAAATATAAGCACCGCCGTTTTCATCTTCGTTTTCGCCAATATCAAGACCAATTTTTTGTAATGCCTTTTCAACTTGTTTCTGCGTTTTCAAATCGCCATTATACCACATCTTAGCGTAGTTGAATAATGAATAATCATCACCGGCGCCATTATCGGATATTGCAAATTCGTTTAGCGAGCCTTCTGTCACGCCTTGCTCATTAAGATCACCCACACTGATTCCATCCTCTGTTTCAGAGATTGAATCCAAATTTCTGGCATAATCAGCCAGCATATTTTCAGCCACAGTGCCAAGTCTGGCCAGACCCTGTTCTCGTTTGTTTATGATATTTTTAGCCATGTCTCGATATTCTCCTGTGCGTGCGTGTGGCGTCAGATCCTGCACTTGTTTTTGGGCTTGTTTCTGATAACTTGCTTTGGTCTTGTCACTGATTTCATTAATGCCTTCATACTGTTCCTGTCTGTCATACAACTGATTCAGGATGTATTCATAGGTGTCTTTGTCCAGAATGGATAAAATTTCTGCACCAGTGTCAGTGCGTCGAACACTGTCAATGATGATTTCTGGGTATGATGCTGGTTCCAGGCGAGTGGCTGGATAATATCTGCCCTCGGTGTGATAGCCTACTTCCAGATCGACATCATCAACGTCGTCGCCCTCGTAGTTGGGATCCTGAAGATTGGGATTTTCGATGGTAATGGTGGCAAAGTCTGTGGGTCTTCTAGCTTCTGCTACTTGTTCCGATTCTTCAAGTTCCCACACCACATTGCCGTTTTCATCTTGTATTTCCATTTTGAGGTTAGGAAACATTTCGTGTTGGTCAGCATAATCCTCTGCCCAAACACCAGCAACAGTCTTGCCGTCAGGATCTTTTACTCTAATGAATGTGTTTGCATCTACATCACTTTTCCAAGGTACTTCACGCCCTGCTTCAAACCGCCAAGTGTAACCACCACTGGTTGTTCCGTGAGTTGATATGCTAGCGGATTCAGTAACATTGGATTTTAGTTGATGTATCTGTTGTCGTAGTTCGGA